TGCTTTTTCTGCGTTGGGATCTATGTTGATATGCACAGATTCTGCAACACCTTCAGGTAGTACGGAAGGAGAAACAGTTAATGGAAAAGCATTGTTACCAAACAGTACATCTACTATTTGTCCATAAGCTGCTAATGTTTTTGTTTTGGTTACTTTCACAAAGATACGAGACTTTTCGCTGTCTGTAAATTGTACATCAGAACCATACAATCCACGGTAGTTACGATAAGCTCTTAACCATCTATTTTCATCTGCATATCGTGCATCTTCTGCACGTTTATATCTATCCTCAATAAATGTAATCACACTTGACTTTTGATCTAGTATGCTGTCGTTGCTATCCTTTGCTGCTACGACTTCATCTGTTTCAAACATTTCTTCTTGTTCTGCCATATTCAATATCCAAAAGTTGTGTCACTAGCTTGAAAGCCTGTGCGCTGTGTTGCAGGGTTGTAATCCCATATACTGCTACGTGGTCTGGTCATTATACCATAACGAAGAGCATCATACAAGTGGTCTTCTGCCTTAGTGTCTACATCTTCTGGATTCTTTTTGTCCAGTGGGATGCTAGGTATCTGCGCTATACTATTAGTGCAGTTATCCATAAATACTAACATAGGCTTTTCAGTAAACTCATCTACCATTAAACGCCTATGTATTTCGTTTTTACCTGCGATACGTGAGCCTCTTGAGCGATCTGAAGGACGCCATCGGCAACCCTTTAGATTCATTTGCTCTGCTAACGATGGCCCAGTATCGCCACGGTTGTGCCACAAAGAACTATCAAGCACACCGTATCTCATTCCACCATCTTCGTATTCTAAATCAAGTATCATATCTGCTAAATCAGAAGCAGTTACTTTAGAAACGTATAGTTCTCTGTACACTATAAGCTGTTCATCAGGAGAAATAGTAAACCAAAGAACCCCAGTATAAGAGCCATAGCCATAGTCACATGCTCTAAACCTTGTCCACGACTTAGGTACTTCAAAGCTTTCGATAACGTGAATTGATCTGTCAAATTCTGGAAAGGCGGCTCCTTCATTGACATCCCAGTTTCCTTCAAGAAGTTGTTTTCGCTGATGCTCTGGTAGTGATAAGAGCATGGCTTCATAATCACCCTCTTCGGCAAGGTATGGATTATCGAAGAGTGACGCAGGAATAAACCTACGCTTAAATAGAGGCTCACCTTCCTTGGTGTGTCCTTTAGGATATTTAATTGTTTTACCAGTTTCGACATCTGTAGCCCAAAAAGACTTACCTGCAGGTGCAGGATCTATAAACATTTTCTTTACCCAGCTATGTCCAGCACCTCCTGGGTTTGTTGTAGCTCTCATGTAAAGTCCTAAGTCTTTACTGTGTGCGCTACGTAAACGAGATCTCATATAATCCCAAGCGTAAGGTGTAGGCCATTGAGTAAGTTCGTCAAATCCAATCCAGTTAAAAGCCTGTCCTTGGTAACGTGTGACATCGGTATCTTTGTCCAGATACGACATCCACAGTCTTCCACCTTTGGGAGAAGTCCATTGTGATTTACGTTCTGACCATTTGATTCCTGGTACTGCACGTGGGTACAACTCCTGTGACTTCTGTATGAGTTCTCTTAGTTCCTCTGTTGTATGTCGTACAAGGAGTCCAGAGAAGTTTGGGTTATTCAGTCCGTGTAGTGGGTCTGCTAACATAGCATAAGACTTACCACCACCTGCTGCTCCACCATACAAAACTTCTCGCTCAGAAGAACTCAAGAAGGTGGTCTGTGGACCATCATTCGGTTTGAATACAACTTCTTGTGCTTCTTCTATGTCATACTCAGCCGCTACTACCTGCGCTGGGATAGTCTCTACTTTAGGAGGTTCTATCTCCGCTGGCCTCTGAGTACGCACCGACTCCTTGTGATTCGAGCTTCTCGATTTCCGAGAGCGTTTCTTCGAGCCACTTGGCAAGCTTACGTTTAATGAGAGATGCTTTTCTACGTCTTTGCTCAACTTCTATTCTCTTCTTTAGACCCATGTGGGATATGTATCGGTCTGTTTCTTTACTCAACCATTGTGCTACTGCTCTGTAACTATACTGCTTGAGGTGTCGTTTTGCAAGCTCTAAAGCTTCTAACTCATGTTCTACTGGTACAAGTAACCTATCATTGTCAGGATCAACTTCATACCCAAATGGTATTTTCTTTGTTAGTCTGACAATCTTGTGCCATTCTTTGTTGTGTGTTTTAGGAGGCTTTGGTAATTGCCAATAGCCTAGTTCTCGTTGTGGTATTATTCGTTTTCACCTTCTTTAGGCGGTAGATAGAAGATGCCACCACCGCTAGTAACATCTACTTTATCTACCTTACCAAGTCCTGCTCTGTCAAGCAAGTCCTTTGCTGCTACCATTTTTTCTTTTATGCCTAGTTCCGTTGGGTCATACAACGCACCAACCATAGCCATAGCAGCTTTAGGAGCAGTACGTGCAAAATATGTTCGAGTCTTCTCACCGATCTCATCTTTCAAAGATTCAACAATCGCTGAAGTGTTACTGTTATCACCGTAACCTGCCAGTTTCTTAGCTGCGACAACATCACCACCAGCTTCATCAAATAGTACATCTAGAAACCGTTGTTGCTTATCCGTTAGATTCCTTGCCATAAATTGCTTCCTTTATCTGTGACCGACCTATACCTAAGTCGTTTAATTCTCTGTCGGTCATCATGTGCATCATACGAAAGTCTGCACGTTTTTGTTGTCTTATACAATGGTTAGCCCAAAGTTTTTGTAAAAAGTTTTTCATAGCACTATCTCCTTTGTTTGTGTGCGGAGATAGTTATACACAAATATAGGTCAGGTAGTAGTACCTATTATTGCATAGCCGTTATGTTTTATTTGGATTAAAAAATTGCCTACCCGATAAAGATACATCAAAAGTATCTCCAGAATTTTCTTTAGATACAATTACTTTGTCACCAGCATGTAAATGTATTCTATCTGCATTTAATAAATGATATGTGTCATGTCCTGCTATTTGATGTTCATTTGTTAAGTAATGGTAAGTGCCATCATCTGCATGAAAAATTTCTACAGTAATTTTGGAAGAGGAGTTTCCACCGTTAGCCACGCCTAAGTAATCTATTGTAAAATCATGATTACTAGGAACAGTATATAATACATCTCCAGATGCACCGCCTGTAGTAGCGGTGACAGTCTTAGATTCAAATGTAGTAGTATAAGTAGTAGCTACCATTTATTTCTTTTTCTTTAGAGGTCTTTCTGCAGGATTGGATGCACCACAAGCTACACCACCATGAGCCATCATATTAGCTTTCTTAGCCATACCACCGTAGCCCATTCCCATTTTCTTTTTAGCCATACCACCATAGGTGTAGCCCATCTTTTTTGCTACCTCTGGTGCAGCTTTCTTTAATGCTTTCATTCCTTTATTCATAATACCACCTTTGTTCATTTCATGATAACCAGTACCCCCACAATGAGCGCACCCTTTTCCTTTACACTTTGGACACTTCTTTTTCATTACTCTTCCTTCTATTACGAAAATGTACCAGATTCACTGTCATATGTAAATCCTAATATTGATTCCATAGTAGCATCTTCTGGTGCTAGTATCCAACCACCGCTATCTACAATAGTATCTATTTCACCTGCATCCTCAGAAGCATTTGTAACTATATTATTTTCATCTACTAAAAAGTATAAACTCATGTTCTCTTCCTTCCTGACGCTGTTGTAGACCATTTTACTTTCTTAGGTCCAGTCTTTTTTCTAGCTTCTGCTTTGCTTATCTTACCTGCTACTGCCTTTGGTCTACAAGCAGGGTAGGGTCTTCCTTTATCTTTTGCACCTGACCTACCACAGGGCTTACCTGTCTTTACGTCTGTCCACTCTTCGCCAAACCATTTACCTAGTCCACCTTTGGCAAAACCTCTACCACTAGGCAGTACGTGATTTGACTTTGTTTTTAGACGAGCCACTATATTTACCTCCACGTGCTTTGTATGTTTTTACCAACCAAGCACTAGCATATGCGCTGGGCCAAGTCTTAAACTTTTTCTTAGCTTCTGCTTTTACTCTAGCATATAGTTTTTTATTTGTAGGTGTAGCCATTACCACTTCACCTTATCTGCCCAGTAAGCTGCGCTGGTTTTACCTTTGGCTATATTCTTTCTGTGTCTTGCTTTGAAAGACTTACGCTTTGCTTTCATTCTATCAGACTCACCTGCTTTAGGTTTACCTGCAGTACTAGCACCCTTCTCACCAAAACGAATAGTAAGAGGATCACCATTTGGTTTTGTGGTTACAACAATATGAGACTTCTTAGGATGGTCAGGTGTACGCTTTGGTTTGTTGATACCAGAAACACCAGCACGTTTTACTGCTGCTTTACGTTTCTCTGCCTGAGTCATTGCCATTATCTTTTACCTTTCGAGTAAGCCTGTCCACCGTAGAATGCTGCAACTATAGCAGCTACTGATACAAAGTAAACACTTGCCATACTGCCTAGTATCTTTGCTGCTTCACTTAGTCCTAACCCTACAGCAAGTACAACTGATAGTGGGTATAGTAACATACCTGCCAGCGCAAACCAAGCCATATTTCTTTGAGCGTCTTCTTTCTTGTCTTCATTTTCAAAACGAACTCTACGCTCGTACATAGCCATTTCTTCTTCAGTGACTATGCCATCTCCGTCTGCGTCTGCTGCTTCCCAGCTACTTCCTTCTTCTAATTTTGTCATAGAGGGTTTTCCACCAAGCTATCATACGCTTTCCAAATGTCGTCAATTTCTGTTTGAATAACATCTAGCTTTTCTCCTATCCCATTTGTTATAGTTGTAGCTTTGTCTACTTGACTACGTAGGTCCAGTAGTACCTTCTGTTGTTCTAGTATCTGCTGCATGTTTGTGGTCAACTGTGCTAGTTTAGTATTGAGTCCACGTACATCATTATCTACTACAGCTTGTTCTACTGTTTGTATTCTACTTGTTATCTCAGCTTCTAGTGTTGTTACCTGTTGATTTAACTGTTGCATTTTTACAACAATGTCATCATTTAGTTTTGTTTCAGCTTCTTGTAATTCTTTTCGTATTGCCTGA